ATCTATATAAAACTCTTTCCCTTTAACCTCAAATTTATGATCAGGAAATTCTTGACTAACATCATTAAATAATTGAGAAATCTTTTTTAACTCTGTTTTGTACATTCTCAAGTAAATAAATTGCGCACCTGTTTTTAAGAATCTATTAATAATATATTTTTTCATAGCATAAGTCTTACCTATACCCCTAGAAGCAATAACGAAGCTTATGATTCTGTTATAACTCAACATTTGTTGTGGATTATAATATAAATCTTTTAACTTATCTTTTTCTAATTTATTTTTTACTTTTTCTTTTTTACCTTCTTTTTTAATCTTTTGCTGTTCTTCAAATTCAAACAAAGTCAAGTTTTCCATAACAGAACCACGCTCCTTTTTATGATTGTTTCACATGAAACATTTAATTTTTATCGTTTTCTTTTAATCTTTTCAGTTCTTCTAACTTACACAAATCCATTATCTAAACGAACCCCACTTACTCACTCGTTCTCCGTTACTCGTTTCACCACTAGCAATGTAAGTACCATCTACACCTTTTAACCAAACATATCCATAAGCTTCATAGCCATACGAATTATACGTGTATTCGCCACCATCCGACAGCGTTCGAATATGTTCACTATTCACACTAGGTTCTTTACGAACTTTAATCGCTCTATCAGTAGTAAAAACACCATCCTGTTTCGTAAACCAACTAGAATCATATGCGCTTTGTTCTTGACTTTGACTTTGATTTTTTTCTTGTTCTTTCATAGGTTTCAACATCAATTCTGTTTCAGCTTTACGTCTACGAATCAATCCTGCATACGGTTTCCCACCTGCATTAACAAACAAATTCATAATTCTTGATGCTTCATTCCAATTACCCGAATTAATAGCATCCAATAGATTTCTATTATTTCTAAAAATATGACTACCTAAATTGAAAGCAAAGCTACATAACGCATCATACTGGTTTTGGTTCATATCACCCGTTAAATCTCTTTTTGGAACTTCCATATGCGAATCTAAATCATTTGCTAGTAATTGCTCCGCTTTTGATTGGCTAATAACATTGCCACGATAAGCATATTGTTTTTGCGTGTTACCATAACCAATTGTCCAAACACCAACAACATCTTGATAAGCTTTTAAATAACAACCCTCAAAATGTTTAACTAAATCAACACCAACTTTAGAAACACTCATATCTCTAGCTTTCATTATTTCCTCTCCTCCATTTTTTCAATAACAACTGTTAAATCTGTTATTGCTTCCTTAACTCCATCCAGTGTGCTTGTTACTTTTGTCATCATGAACACTGCTACGAATATAGGAAAACCAACCTGGCTAATAAATGGCACTAATTGCTCCACCGAATTCACCTTCATTCTTTATTATTTTTATTTAAATTTTCCACCAAACTTAGGTCGTACTCTATCAAAGTTTAATAGCCAATCTTCATATTGCTTCATTTTATTTTTCTCTTCTTCTTTACCTGTGTTATCTCCACCACAACTATTTATCGAACCATCCCCAGTGGTATATAATTGCAAAACCCTAGCATAGTGAAAGTTTCCACCATTTAAATAGCGCCACGGGTAACCAATTTCTATCGCTTCCGGTCTGTTATAAGCAATTTTTATACCAGTCGTATTACCCAAACTAGGGGCAACAACTGTTCTAGAATATTCTATTGATAGCTCAAGTGTATGAATTTTACCTCTTTTACTTATCCATTTCGCATAACCAATACCGTAGTTATATTGCTGAAAAGCTGTCCACATATCACACCCATATTGCAAGGTTGTATCTAGTGATTCTTTAAAGTGTTTTACCCCTTGCCTAATACTTGCTACTGGGTCTTTAATTGCATTCATCGGTAATCCGGCCGATTCAGAACTTTGCATCGGGTCACCACCTGCACCACCTGATTCAACCATCATAATCGCAAGTAATCCTGGAACAGCATCCATTCCAACACCTTGAGCTTTACATTCAGATTCTATTTGAGGTCTATAACTTCTAACTTTAGCATTAACCCTTTCATTAATGTCAAATGTTCCATTACCACTATTACTAGGTGGTTGACAAGTACCATTATCAATACCTGTTTGGTCGTTCGTAGTAGCCCATGCATACCCAAAATTAACGACTATCTCAGTATCATTTACAAAGAAAGCTTCCCAGTTATGTACCGCATTAGATTTATCAAACACAGATCCATTCATAACTTCTATATGTAAGTGGTCACCAGTTGCAAATCCCGCTGTACCAGTTTGACCACACTTTTCACCTTGTTTTCTTTTTGTTCCAACTGGATATGCACTGTGATTATTGTCATGCCAAAACATATACACCATTCTTTTTGTTCCCGAAGGGGTATTGACTTCATTATCTGTTGCCCACATTGTCCCTGCACTCCCTGCATTAACAACAGTCATATCAGCAGGGGCATAATACCACGCTCTTTTTGTTCTAACACCAGATTTTGTTAAATGGATATAATCAATTGCTTTCGCTTTACTATGTGAGAAATCACCAGATTCACCTTGTGTTATATACATAACATCCATGGGGAACATGGAATTTTGTTTTCCATTTGCCCCCACAGACTTTTGTCCCTCTTTCATCGCACAATCATATAACCTAGTGTTGTACTATCAAACGGACAAGGGTTTTTCCATCTGATTTTGAATCCAGTAGTTGTTTTTGCAGGAATCCAAACACCACCGTGGTCAAACATTAACCCAACAAGAACATCATACGAACTATCCTTTTGTTTTAACGCTTCGGGTAACACAACGTCAAATTCAGTTGCATTTATTGGTACTGGATACCTTTGTGTCGGATTGGTTGAATCAGTTCTCACATTATTGTAAATCATACCTATGTTACCGTGACAATATTGAAGCATCCAATAATAGTCTTTACCAGGTGGAACAACATAAGCGGAAATTGCACCATCTACTAAGTCATTACCAGTAATATAGTAATCAATCCAAGTTTTATCTGTATCCATATGCAATGAATAACTAACTGTAGATGAACCCTTTTTAAAGTTATTATCTTGAATAACAACTCTCATTTTTGGTACTGGGTTAGCATCGGTTTCTTTTTGTGATTCGCCAATAGATAAATGTGTTTCAATTGAGCCATTAAATTGATTATCTCTGACAATAAGAGTTGTGTATTTATATATTCTCTCACCAACAGGATTTATTAAAGGATTCCAGAAGAATGAAAAACCTCGACGACAACCAATAAAATGATTTGATTCAACAGACGCAACACCTTGAGGGGGAGATGCAAAACGGACACCGTCTCCACGGTCAGTCAATTTCATAATATTGTTCGATATTTGCACATCTTCGGCAAATCCCATTACTTCAATACCGAACTGGAATTCACCTGTCAATATATTATCTGTTACAATTGTATTTTTACAATCACTTTCAGGATATGAAGCATGATCAACACCAATACCACCCCAAGCTTCTGTGTTTAATTGGTTTGGATAGAATTGGAAAGCATTTCCTCTTGTTAAATGTAATTTATTGTTTTCAACGGTAACATGATTTGTTTTAAAGTAAATATGTATACCGTGATGTAATGGGTCTTTTAAATAACAATTTTTAACACTAACATTAGAAACTCGATGAATCGATATTTGGTCTTCTGAAATCTTATCACAATAACAATTATCTATTAAAATGTTATTAGTCAATGTGTCATCTCGTTTTGTATCGACTAGAATTGCGCTCCATGATAGCCATGTAAATTTTGAATTCTTTAAAACCATATTATTACCACCTAAACGAATACCCGTATATCCAACATATTTTTCTGTTGGCATATTCGGAAAGGCCGTATAATATTTGTCTTCTCCAACTTTAACATAATTATTTTGAATATTACCATGAACCGTTAAACCGTCAATGGTAACATTATTTCCAGTGAACACTAGAATACTCGCTTTTAATCCTTTCGTTGTCAAAGGAGCATTGTCAATAACAGTAACCAAAGAACCTTTACTAAATTGAATGTTCATATTACTAGCTGTAATAACAACCTCATCTGAAACAGTATAAGTACCAAACGGGAAATATACATTTCTATCACCGCAAGCATTTAAAAGGTTAGTAATAGCTTCCGTTTCATCACTACCATCACCCTTTAAACCCACTAACGGTTTGGGTGGTGTTTTAACATTTATCCAATCCTTAGTTATTGTGTCTAACTGTGGAAAAATCTCTTCGTTAATAATTTTCTCTAACGTTCCATCATCCAACCACTCTTGTAATTTCTTTCTAACAGCTTCATCCAAACCTTCATTCATAATCCATTTACATAAAATGTTCCATTGTTCGGCTATATCACCAACAATAAGATTCATCTGATTTAAATGTTCGATTACTTGTATCATTTGCTCGTATATATTCATAGAAGGGTCAAAGGCGCTAGGTAGATAACGTCTATAGTACTCTTGCATGAACCCCGGCATACCATGAATTGGTTTTAAATCTGGTCTTGTCATATATTTTCCCTCCTAATAAACGAGCATAAATAAATCTTTTCTACACTCATCATAAATTTCACTTTCAATTCTTAAAAATGTTTCACGATATTTAGTTAGCATTTCAGAGTATGTTTCCACTCCGATTTTACCAACATAATTTTCATTTTCGTTAAACTTCTCATTTGTTTTACCGTTTTTATTACCAATTGTTCCATTTGTTCCAGTAGCCTTACCAACATCATGGCTTTCTGAATTACTATCAGTTTTAGAATTCGCTTCATCGTGTGTAACACTTTTATCCGTTGTTTCACCAGTACCATTTTTACTAGTATTTTCATCAATACTAATATTTTCTTGATTATGATCTTTACCAGTATTCTCATTAATCTTAGAAGCGTAGCGGATAATCCCTTTTCCGTCTTCTGTTGTGATATCAAGTCTTCCGTCTGGTGTATCTTCTTCTAGCACTCTAGTAAAATTAGTTCCATCAGATGTATTAGAGTTATTACCTTTTTTCGTTCCCGTTTCATCTGTTTTTGATGTTCCATTATTATTAACAGTACCATCACTAATCATGTTTCCAGTGGAACTAGCTTTTGATTCATTATCATTTGCTGTATGCGTTTCAAATTGACCATCTTCTTTAGAATCTAAATTAGAAGTTCCATCTTTTAAATGATCTTTCTTTCTAGTCATTTCAGTGTTTTTAAGTGGGTCAAATTCAATTAACTCACTTTTAAATCTCTGATTGTAATAGGGCATTTTTTCATTCATCCAATTTTCTAAATGAAACTTAAACAACTCAAATGTTTCAAAACCAATTTCCGTCATATAAAAACGTCTAATCCATTTTTTTTCAAAATCTTTTCTCTTACTTTCATCAAAGAAAGGATAATCAAAATCAAACAAATGTGGTTGACCAACTTCAATTCTTTTACTTATTGGAGGTTGCGGTCTTTCATAAATTGTGAAGTTGTCTATGTATCTTCTTAATTCAATACTATACATTGCCATTTTCTTCACCTCCAACTAGAGGAAATCCGTCATTCTCCATATATAATTGAAGAATATCTGTTCTCATTTTAACATTTAATCCTTCTAATTCAGGATACAATTGTACAATTCTGTCTCTTGCTTCTAACCTAGCCTTTAACATGATATTTTCTGATGCTTTTTCTTTTTCATCACCAGAAGTTGCTTCCGCACTTGTCAATCTTTCTTTTTTATCGATACTAACATTTCGTATTCCTAAGTATGTAAGAAATTCAGACCAATATGCGTTCTTTTGGTCATTCATTTTATCAACAACGAAAGGTGCATCTGTTTTAAATACCTTAATAGAGTTAGGGTCAAAATGCTTATTAGCAACAATAACAGGTGCATTTCCCTCATATTGATTATAAACATTCATAAGAGAAAACTTATTCGTATCTTCCGCTGTAATTAAAACAGGGGTCTTTTGAGCGTTTAAATTGATGTCAATAATCTCCATTACATTTGCTAACTTTTTAGCAAACATGATAACGGAATCCATTGTGGGAATATGCAAATCATTATTCCATATTACAACACCCGTTTTTTCTCTATTGATTAAATCAAGTTTATCACCAAAATTATAGATATCAAATTTCTTACCTGTATAATCAGGCGTAGCCGTTTCGAATTTAGTTGGTTGTAAATAACGGTTAATATGCGTTCCCGCTGTGCCATTTACTGCCATGTATCCTAATTCTTTATCATTATAAAATCCTACATATCCATGAGTATGCAACATCATTTCTAAATAACGAGGGTCAACTGTTTCGGGAAGATTTTCCCATTCAAATAATTGAAACGTTAATTGCGATAGATACTTTGCATAATGCCAATAATAAAAATTACCAACATCCTTTTGTATCATATTAGGATTCATATACATACTTATTTGATTAAACATTATATCACCTCATTACTTAAATTATAGTTACCGATATCATCTGTATGCCATAGTGTAATACCTCTATCAAACACCGCTTTTATTTCATTTAAATCTTCTGTGTTAAAATTACCAACAATATTACAATCCTTTGTTTCAACATAATTCCAACTTTGTCTCGTATGGAAATTAGGGGTTTTTACTTCATTCTTTTTATAACCAAACATTTTAAAGAAATCTTCCAATTTCTTTTGGTATTCAGATTTAATTTGTTTCTTGATAATAAATACACCATTAAAACCATTACCAACATCATAACTCGTATTCGTTCCCATTTTGTTAATCTGTGGGGGGATGTTTTGAATGTCAGAAATCTTGGCCTCAATTCCTTGTAATTGTAAGACAGTGCTTCCAACACCTTTTACTGTTGAAACACCTGCACTTGCTGTACCTAAAATTCTACCACTTGGTGTATTTCCGCCTATAGCTGATCCTATCCCACTTAAAGCATTTTGACCTAATCCAGCATACCCATTCAACATAATTTGGTCTTTTTGATTGATTAAAGTATTCTTATTTGCTTGAATATAGGATGCTATCATTTCCGTAATAATTGTTACATCATTAGGGTTGATATTTTGTAAACCCCATTCATCAACTAAATAGGTTTTCATAGAGTTAGATGAATTAATATTATAATTATCTAAACTATACATAATCTTATTACTAGTGCCTAGTGAACCTTTTGCCACAATCGTAATATCAGAACTATTGATGTATTCGTTTTTATAATCTCTTCTATTACCTTGCATATCATCTATAGTAAGCACAGTATATGGATACATCATGAGTTTACTTTCTTTTACACTTCTATACCCATCATACTTATTACCTAAGTTTGCGGTTTTCACAACGAATTGAGGAGCGTTACTCACATAAACCATTTTTACACCTTCGCCAGCATCAGCATGCTCTAAAATCTGGTCGGGATTATCGAAAACAATCTCTATAGAATCTCCTTCTGTAACCTGGCTAGATAATCCAGTTTGTTCCGTAATAAACATGGTGGCTATATTGTTTGTGAAATCAGTGTCTTTATAAAGACCTGCTAGTGTGTCAATTAAAGTGGACATTCTACTTCTCGTTCCTTGTACTGTAGCCCATACGACTTGGTCTTTATCAACAAAAGGAACAATATAATAACTAAAAGGTTGTCCAACGCCAACAATACTAGGTAATACCTTTCCTTTATTTGTTCCGTGCACCGCTCTTTTCGTAGCAATAACAAGGAAACGGACACCGCTATTGGGTATATAATGAGAAACATTTACATTTTCATATTCTGTTCCATAGTTTAACCCCTCATCAATGGTGTTAACGACTGGTGAACCATCAGCGTTCCATAAAGGACAATGTTCTCTTACAACAAATGATGGTTTAAAATCAAAATCAAAGAACCAAGTTTGTAACACATCAATTTCAAAATATACGTAAGTTGTGTTACTTGATTTTCTTGTTAATTTTGTAACAAAAGCATAAAACCATTTATTATTGTATTGATCATTCTGAAACATCATATAACTAACATCACGTAGCTCGTCAATACTTGCATCTGTTGAAACATAAGTCTTTCCATCATTTTCAACGAATGTAACTTCTGTCATAGTGTGAACCGTTGGTCTGCCACTAAAATAACTTTGTTGTTCACTTATATCACTATGCCATCTTGTTGCTTTATAATCATTAGAAAAGGGAACGCCTTTTTTAAAAAAGACGTTGCTCCCACTTACTGGTACGACTGCCATTTTAGACGTTCCTCCTTAAATAATATTCACTAGGGTGTAGTAACTGTCACTTTAGCTGTATCAGTTACATCAACACCATTAACTTTACCTTTATATGTAATTGTTAACTTGTCTACTCCCGCTTCTTCCGTAGCATCAACTGTTAATAATCCACTAGTTGAAATTGTAGTACCTGCTTTTGTGTTTCCTGCAACTTCCCAAGTAATATCAGTAGCTGATGCAGGGTCAGTTGAAGCTGTAAATTGTTGTGTTTCTCCTGCTTTTACACTAGCCGTTTTTGGTGAAACTGTTGCCGTCGGCGGTTGCGGTGTAGGAACATCCGCTGTACTAAATACAACTGCATTTTCTAATGTTGAACATGAAAGAGTCTGCCAAATATGGTAGAAATAATTCCAATATAAACCCTTCGCATTGTAAACATTTGTCATTTCAATGTTATTGTCATAACACATAAACCAATCAGCATCAACAAGCACAGCTTGAATTGCAGGGTCTTCGAACTCATCAATAACTGTTACAGCTCCCATGAATTCCGCTTTACCCATATTAAATGCAGCTGCTAAAACTTCTACATCGATTTCCGCTTCCGTATCAGCGGTAATAAATAAATGTAAACCATCAATTTCAGAACGTGTATGTACCCCAGTATGATTGTATTTACGAGAACCCATTCCAAGTGTTAACTTACGAGCCATTGCACGAATACTTTTAACTAATTTTTTACCCGTCGCTTCATCTGTAGGTACTTCAACTTTTACATGATGGAAGTATCCTTTTGCGTAAAACTCATCAATAAGTTTTCTCATGTATAGGTACTCATCAACTTCTGCCGAGTTATAAAGTGCTTCAAAAATACCAGTAACAAAGTTATCTAAATTCTGATAAGAAACAAACGCCGCTTTTAATTCAGCTTGAGATACAGTTTGCTCATAGAAGTCTTCTCGGTTACGTTGATGGAAGAATGCTTTCGTGTCAGGAATCTCACGTTTGTAAAGAGTTGATTCTGCATCAGATGGATCAAACTTTTTCGCTTTTGTGATATCTGTATACCATGTATTCTGTTAACCTCGCTACAGTTAACACGTTCTCTTATGAACTGCTATATGTCACCATATAGAGTAGACTATCTCTTCATAATTTTTTAAATTATGTTCCCCGTTTCCATCCGCTTGGATGTACGTCTTTCAACTAGTCGTTACACGTTCCCTTCGAAGGGCTTCGCTCGGTATTGTCTCTTTTGAGATGTTCACCGAATTAGAGGAATTTAGAGAGACCCATTATGTTAAATCTCTTCAATTGTATATCCTAAAGGCATAGTTCCCTTTTTAAATTTTCCAAGTGGATTGTTTAAAGATTTGTGTTTAATTACAACTAGCCCAATACGGTCAACTAATTGATTTAAAAAATCATTACGATGTTGAGGTAACGAGTTAATACCGATACCAACTTCACCAATATTTCTTTCATCTGCAACTGGAACCGCCATTGCATACGCTCCACCTAATTCATTTCGAATCATGTTTAATGTGTCTGCCGTTGTTTCAGCGCCGAGCAAACTATTAACATCATTCATATTAATTTTAGCCATTTCATTTCCTCTTTTCTTATTAAGTTATTTATCTGAAATAAGATTGATATCTTACTACATTCATTATTATATCTAGCAACGCTCCTATAATCATTTGCTCTTTCTCGAATCTCTTTACATAAATTAAAATTTATTTCAATAGATTCAATCAATCACTTTTGATTATAAACAGTCGCTTTTGCTTTTAGGTTAATTATTTTCCTAATAAAGCATCGCTTAAAGTACGTTCTTTTTTCTCTTTTTCTTTCTCTTGTTCTTTTTGTTGCTCTTCTGATTGTGATTGAGAAGTTACTTTATTAAACCAATGCGCATTCGACTCACGTAGTTTTGTGTTAGAAGTCATCAAGTCTTCATTTAATTTCACTGTTTTTTCATAGTTGGTATCATATACCGCATAATCTTCTGAAATAGAATCCACAATTTCACTCACACGTTTTTCATCTGCCGAACCTTTCAAAAGTTCCTGTAACATTTCGTTTCTTTGTTCTTTTGTTAATTTCAATATACTCAATCCTTTCTTAGGTTTTAAGTCTCATTAGACTTATTATGTAAGTCGTTTCTGACTTATATTTATATACTAAACTATGATTCAACAAATTGCAACATTTATTTCTTGACGAACTAATAGATTTTATGATACAATTTAAGGTTATTTATTTTCTTTCTATTATATGTGCTAGAAATTTGTCTTTTAATGCTTATCTTTTTATCTTTCATCTTTTCTATTTTCCCTATATAATAGAAGAAAGTAGTTAGGGGGAGATTTCAAAATGAAAATAATGAAATGGATTTTCTTTTATTTGTCTTTGTTTTTAATTTTCTTTTGTTTGATTAATTATTTTTATTCTTATTTAATCTGTTACAAATGGTTTCACGATATTGTCATGTTTTTATCTTTTTAATTTTCCTATATAATAGAAGAAGCAAGAAATGGAGGTTTTAATATGTGGATTCTTATTATTTATTTTATCTATATTATTTGTCTTCAAATTAACATCAATAAATTTCTTAAAAATATTTCATAAAAGTAGTTGCATTTCTAATTTTAAAATGTTATATTTAATTCAACAAGAAAACAACAACTTAACAAACTTCAAAAAGAAGCTCTTGAGAGGTTTTAATCTTGTTACTAAAATCATTAACAATAAAATAAAAATAAAAACTAAATGAAAGAAGGAATTAAAAATGGCTAAATTTATTACTCGTACAATCGCATCAACAAAAATCGTTATCGGAGAATTACAAGGAACAGAAGTAGTTGCAATCGGTACAATGACAGAAGAAGGAAAAATCGAACAAGAAAAAGCATTGAAATCAATCCGTAAAGCATTCCCAACTCAAAACGTTCTAGTTCTTGACTTAATCCATGATGAAGCAAAATATAAAATCTCTGTAGAAGACTTTATCGCAAACGCTGAAAAAGTAGAAGAAGATGAGCAAGTAGAAGCCGAAGTAACGGAAGAAGAAGTCGTAGCATAATTGACAATATAATAGAAGAAACTCGACTTTGAACTTGGGTTTCTTCTTTTATTTCTAAGAGGTGAAACAATGAAATACATAGAAGACATATTTTGGTGTATTTTATGTGTAATTGGATTCTTTATTGTTGCATGGTCCATGTCAATGAGTTAAGAGGTGAAAAAATGAAAAAGAAAATACTTCATGAATTATTTGGTGATACAGGTTACCCATCAATTAACCGTTTTAAAGCAATAGCAAATGCTCTTATCATTGTTTTGTTTGGTTTTATCTTTTATCTTTTAATCTTTAAAATCTTCTAAGAGGTGAATCAATGAAAGAATTGAAAGAAGTTTTTAATAGGAAAGTAACGTATTGGGGTTTGGTTAAATTAGTGTTAACTTACATGATTATAGATTCTATTTGCAGATATCTCAATTATCATTTCTAATAGGTGAAACAATGTACTTAATATCTAAATCAAAATATTATATCCTTAATGTTTTATCTTTTATCGGTCTTGTTACTTTAGGTTTTATTCTTTCAAGATTTTATCTTTTAATCTTTTAAATCTTTTAAAGTCTTTCGGGGGAAAAGAAAAAGCTCTCTTGGATAAGCCGGAACGGCGTATCCTCGGAGAGCTGAAAATGCTTGAGACCTTAGTGAACGAAAAGAGCGTAAGCTCGGTGAACTTAGTTCGAAAGTACTAGTGGAGCAATGCAACGTTTGCGACAGTAGCCAAGAGCATTGAACCAAGAGAGTAGGTGTTGTATGTTACTAAAATATGATTCAGCAGAATGGAAAGATATTTATCTATGTGAAATGTGTGAATTAATTAATAGTGAAAGAATCCCTTTTAATTGGATTGTTCATACAGTTGAACC